ATGACTGAGCGCGCATTGCCGTTATCCGGGCGGACGGCTTTGGTCACGGGGGTTTCACGCAGGCAGGGCATCGGCTTCGCTATCGCTAAGCGGTTCGTCGAAGATGGGGCCAGTGTCTTCATCGCCCACTATTCACCTCATGATGAACAGCAGCCCTGGGGTGGCGATGACTTCGAGGCATTACGCAAGGAGCTCGCCGAAAGTCTGACTGATGGTGCGGCTTTCGGTGAGCTCTCCGTCGATCTTGCCGAACCGGATGCTCCATCAGCTCTTATCGAGCAGGCTCGAACTCTCACCGGTTCTTTGGACATCCTTGTCTGCAATCATGCGATGAGCGGATCGGATGGATCGATCCTAGATGTCGATTCCGGCATGCTGGATCGCCATTTCTTCACCAATACGCGGTCCGCAGTGCTTCTGACCAAGCTCTTCGCTCAGACGTTCTCGGGGGCTGCTACTGGACCTGCGGTGGTCCCGGGAGATGTTCTGACGGGCAGTCAAGGGGTCGCAGGTTCAAATCCTGTCATCCCGACAACACGAAAAACCCCGCCAATTCAAGGAACTAGAGGCCTTGAACTGGCGGGGTTTCGTATGTTTGTGGCGTTTTTGTGGCGATAAAGAGCCCTTTATTTACAACGATTTGCAGCGGCCTGCAGTGATTGAAACGCCACAAAAACGCCACAAAGTTTGTGCGTGACGCCTACGATGATGAGACGGGACGAATACTGTTTGGTGGGCAGGGTCTCATGTGTGCTCCTTGCCTTGGGGTGGTTCAGCGCCGAGGCCGATCCGGGAGAGAAAATCGTTGACTACGGGTAGGGCCATGACTCGGGTAATACCGGCTGCTAGGGCGAGGATACCGGCTGCTATGCCACCGGCTGCTGCGGGGTCGTGTCCGGTGGCGGCTTGGTAGATCAGCGGAGCACCTGCGATGAGGGGTAGCAGTAGGGCGAGGGCGGTGCGGATGGTAGCCCGCCCTGGGTAGCGGGTTTGCGACGGGCCCTCGGCACGATACCTAGCCATCATTATTTGCCTCCCGTGACGTTGACATCGACCTTCACGGTCCCGTCAGTGAGCGCTTTCTGTACAGCTTCCTGCACGGCACCGGCCTGGACGTTCCCGAGTGTGTCGTTGTTCGTGTCGTAGTAGGCCAGCAGAGAGGCAAGAGTAGTAGCGCCTTCTTTGCCTGCACGCTGGATCGGAGTATTGAGAACAGCCTGGGCTGCAGCCGAAGCAGCCTGAGCGGCGACGGATCTCATCGTTGCGTCGAACCAGGCGAAAATATCCTGAATGGATGCCTGGCCGGGCACGCCGCCTTGCCGGGAGAATTTCTCGTTGAGTACTGCACGGATAGCTGCTTTGAGGTCGTTTTCGGTTGCCATGTCGAACCAGTCCTTTTCGGTGTTTGGTGCCCCGGTCAGGGCTTTGTTGATGTGGGCTCGGAGCCCGTCCATGCCGCCGGGCCACCCGGCGGGGTCGATCTTCCCGGCATCGGAGTACTCATAGTGGCCCAGTTGAAGACGCTGCGATTCAGGAAGATGGCTGAGGTAGGCTCGTTCCAGGGCTGCTCCTAGACGGGGAGCGGCATCGAGTTGGGCTGCTGTCCAGTCATATGGGGGTAGCCCGGCGGATTCCATCTCCACCCCGATGAGGTAGGCGTTGCCTTGGTTGCGGGGTATGCCTGGGGCTGAGCCCGTTCCGGCATGGTTGCCCCAGCCAGCGGCGATCACATACACGGTGCCGTCCCTAGCCAGGCCGAGTTGACACAAAGGCCCAGCCAGCCCCGCCCTGCCGTCTCTGAGAACGTTCAGGGAGGGTATGTTCCCGGACCTGGGCCCGGCGGTGTGATGCCACAACACCCCACGCACCTCTGAGAATCCCCAGCCGTTGAACCCCCGACGTTGCCAGCCGGGACACTCCACAACATTCACCCCCGCTGACCGGGCAACGTCGGCTAAATCGGTAAGAAAGAGCATTTATAGGTTCCTTCGTTTTGTGTGAGGAGGTCTTGACGAAAATTTTCGTAAATCGTGCATTTCTGTCCTCTGCTGCTGGACGTCTTCACGAAGATCCTGGAGATCTTCACGGAGCTCCATAAGCCCTACCGACTGGGTCCGTAGCTCAGCCAATACGCGGCTCAGGCTGGTCTGCAGTTCTCCATGTTGCCTGTCGAGGTCATCTCTCAAATTTTCTGAGTGGTCATTTTCGACCTGATGCCTAGCGGCCTGGGCATCCTCACCTATGCGCTTCAGCCTTGCTGCCGCTATCCTGAGCCCTGCTGCGAGTATCGCCAGAGCAGCCCCGTAAACCGTGATTAAAACTTCATCCAGACCGGGCATAGTGGCTATCCGATTTTTGCTACACGGAGGTAGGGGATCGTAAAATATGTGTTCACTGATCGTCCGCGCACCTGTACCTGCGTTCCGGACGGCGCAAAAAATAATGTGGTCAGACTTGTGGACCACGAGCTAGTCGTTGATAGCCCTGTCTCAGATATTTGTCCGCCGTTGCGCAAGATTTGAACGTTGCCGCCAGTAGACTGTGTGCGTCCTGCCAGCCAGACTTCTACTGCGTATACACCAGCCTGAGATATACGGAAACCGTCTTGGACGCCTAGCTCAACGAAATCATTGTTTACGGTCTCTGCGGCAATGAATCCAGGACTACCAATGCCAGTAGTCCTGCCCGCTTCCCATCGAACCTCAGCACACCGCATCGAGGCTATGGCGGGTGCTGAGGCCCAGCCTGTGCCGTCGCCTATCAGGACCCTGCCTCCGAGGTCTTGACGGGCCACCGTCACGCCAATGCTGGGTGAAATCTTCTCTTGTTCTGACTGGTTCCTTAGAGGGATTGGAGCGCCTCGTGCGACAGTGTATAGCCACCTCTGGGTCGAGGTGTTAGGGCTTTGATTGGTGGATGCAGTGCCGGAAAATATTTGGTGCTCGGACAGGATTAGTGCGCCAGCAGGCACCGAATTTTCGGGTTTCACTGGTGACGCCGCTGCTTCACCAGATGTCACCCCGACTACAGCCGTATTGGCAGGTTCCCGATTTGCGGTGTCGCCCTTTTCTGGATCGTTTTGCTTGATCCAGACAAGATCCCATCTGGAGCCTGCTGCCGGGGCGGGACTTGTCGCCACATTAGTGATACTCGTCAGGGTTGGCGTGTATACGCCTTCATCTTGCGATCTAGCTATGACGGCCTGACAGGGGAGTATGTCGTAGGACATGTTGGCTTTAGGGACAACGATGTTCGATGTGCCCGGATTTAGTAGCCCAGAACGTGGTTCTCCCTGAGCGTTTTCAGCGACTAAACCTGCGATGGCTAGCCGGTGTTCTTTGGGGGTAGTTCCGGTCGTGTCGATTTGGCGCACGCCGACACCGCGATTCGCTGCCATGCTTGTCTCCTTCAATATCGGGGTTAGTAGCCTTGGACAGCTAGAGTTCGGTCAAAAATAGCTCCATAGCCGTCACCGTTCGTTCCAGCACCGGAAAAAACCTGAAAAAGAGCGTTGACTCTGTATTCACCTGGGGCAACCAGGTGACGTTGAGTTCGGTCAGAGGATTGTGAGTTGTCCATCCCGGAGCCGTCTTGTGTGCAGAAAACGCCGCGTTTTATGGCGGGGACGATCTCTTCTTCACCATCTGCCCGGACTATCTGGTAGCTGTATGTGACAGTGGCCTTGTTCCCAGTGATAGACAGCCCACCGCCGACAGTGACATCAATCTTTCCGGTCACCGTCGAGACCAGAATTGACGGACCGATATTGGCCCACCCCATTGATGTTCCAGCTTTTACTTCTCGCCGGTATTCACCCTCGATGGTTCTCCGATCTCCTCCGGCGACCAGAGAGGCGACGGGCACGTAAAAACCATCAGGGACAAGGACTTCTAATCCATACACACCGTCTTGTGTGGTCAGCTCTCCGAGCCTGGCTTGGACAGCGCCGCTATCGTCGAAGATTTCGATACCGAACTTTGCTGCATCTGATGAAAATGCGCCTATACCAACACGTTTTTTTCCGCCCTGGCTGATAGACATAGACTTTTGCGGTGCGGCACGTTCTACGATAGATACGCGCCGATCAACAGCATTTCCTCTATTGATGCTGGCTAAAATTGGGTCAGGCTCATACCGGAACCGGGGTATGCCAGCTTCGCTCATTAGGGCCTCCCTTGGATCGGTGCGTAAACGACTTTGACGTCTCTGGTCCCATCGACATCCACGGACATGATTCGGGCGCGATGTTCCCCTGGAATGATGGGGTGATCATCGGGAATGATGAGTTTTGACCAGTCTCCAGGCAAAAATTCGCCCAGTTTTGGGGTTTCATCGGCGCGGACCGTGGTGTTCCATGTCTCCATCGGGAACCGTGCCGCAGAGATACCTGCATCCGCGTATTCTTGAAGTAAGTCTTCGTCCTCGATGTCTTTCATCGCTATATCCACTTCGGTCCACGGGTATCCAGCAGTCTCAATCAACGTGGTGTCATCTGCCCATTTGAGTTTCATCTCTTGCTCAGACCCTGCGCCGGGTTGCCATGCGCGGGCGGCCATCCTTGTTGCGTCCTGCTGCCATCCGAAGTCGCCAATCGTTGAATGCGGTACGGTGGCGTCCCATATCCAGTCCGGACCATGCTGAGTCAGCAACGGATTTTCACGGGTACCATGGGACATCACCCATTGGACGTATCGGTTATCGTCAGGACGGCGTTCTGCCCTGAATCGAATGTCGGGGCCGCCCTTGACTCCGGTTAGATTCCGAAGGAGGTCGCCAAGCCAGGGGAGTGAGTATCCTGGGGGGTTTCGTTCGTTGATGTCCGGGATGATCTCGGGCAGCACAATTGGTAACCCAGGATTCTTGGGGTTGGTGTAGACTGCGATGCGGACGAACTCACGGGCAATGCTGCCAAGAGCTTTATTCACCACATTGAGCGTGAGCGTCGTTGGTGAAACCCCTACAGCCATGGCATACCAGGGCAGGGCCTTGACTGCGTCAAGGAGAGTCCATAGCCCGGCTCCTGTCAGTTTAATGACCTCTTTCTTAGGGTCATAGGCCTGTTTCCAGATTGGCCCGGCCTCGATGATGTTTCCTTGGTAGGAAACGGCCATGAACTGGCGCAGCGCGGCGCAGGTAGAGGCAGGGTTGAGCCGTTTATTTTCAAAGGCTTTGATCGGAATCGCGACATCCAGTGGCCCGGCATCGTTGTACCGCATCCCTGCGCCAACATTGCTGGGGTTGAGATAGGCATCGATTTTTCCGGTGACCTGAGAGCCGACTAAAACCTCGAAGTCGTCGTCTACCACCATGCCGGAGTTACCTCCACACTCATTCTGGCGTTTGTGGAGCGAGGTGCTTCAAAAAGCCATGTTCCTGTAGCCTGCGGGCCTAATTGCTGCCATTCCCGACGTACCAGGTTCGCGGAGCGGTCCGTTTCGCCATTGAGCGTGACTGAACCCGTTCTGCTATCAATCCGGATGACAGACTGAGGAACCAGTGCCCCCTCGTAGATGAGTCGCCGTCCTGTTCGGATCTCAGTAGCAGAGAATTGCTCAGGAATTTCACCGGTAATAGTGAAGACTGGCGAGGCAGGAGCGCTGCCCGGATTGGTGAGGGTAACAGTTCCCGGACTGCCCGATTCGGCATAATCCAGGACACCTGGTGTTGTTGTGTACAGGTCATACTGCAGGCCGCCACCATCAACCGGGATGCCGGTCGAGCCGCTCAACGGCGCACTGTATTTGCGCGGGTCCGGAGCGAACAGTTGCAGCTGGAAAGGATAAATTCCGGGTACATGCCAGTCGGCGTCTGAGCCAGCCTCTAGCCCAACGGTTGCCCACTGCTCACCCATGATTGGATCATCGACAATCAGCTGATCGAATCCGCCCTCTTGCAGGATCGCCCCGTAGTCGATGGTTGCGTTGCGGACGGCCTCTTCGGTTGGCAGGAATGCCCGGCCTTCGATGGTGATAGGCCGTGCGTCGGAGTATCCTCGTTCGGTGAAAACGCCGTGGGCCCAGAGCCGTTCCGTCTGTTGCCGTCGAACCCCCGGCTTGCCCTTCCAACCCCTGATTTTCAGGGCTTTAAAGAGGTAGCCTCGACTGTTCCATTCGTTGAAAATGAGGTTGGCGAGGGTGATTCGGGCTTGTCTTTCAGGCAGAACGTAGACTGGAACGCCGGAGGGGTAGTTACTCATGTCCGCGCCTTCCATTCCAGCTGCTCAGCTGCGATCCGGGCTAGGTTCTCCTCGGACATTTGTTCGGACGGGTTCACTGTCATGTTGTTGTTCACGATGGTGGTGTTCCCTCCACGGGCAGTTGCTCCGCCAGCCTCGTGGAGGCCGAAGCCACCCGGTGCGCCGAGCTGCGGGTCAATGCCGTTGGCGACCATCCAGGAAATATCGCCCAGCGTCGCCCTTAGCGAAGGTATGGAGTCCCGGAGACCTTTTTCGAGGCCGTCCATAATCCACCCACCAGCAGGCACCAATAGTGCGAGGTCGTATGCCTTCGGGCCCTTGTTCGCGGCGATCCAATCACCGATACCGCCGACAAAACTCTTGACGTTCTCGAACGCTGAGCGAAGACCATTGAGAAACCCGTTAATGATGTTGCGCCCGGCCCCGACAAGCCAGGAACCGGCACCACCGAAGAAGCCCATGATCTGCCCGGGCAGACCACGAACGAATCCAAGAACCCCGTTAATGCCGCTGCTGACTCCTGAGATGATCCCGTTCCAGACCCGACCGATAAGCGCACCGGCTGAATTCCAGGCAGAATTCCAGAGGCTTGTGATCGCCTGTAGGACGCTTTGGATGCGGCTCCAGATATTGCTAAGTGCGCTTGCGATGGCGCTAGTGACGAGGTTCCAGGCCGTGGTCACGATGGACTGGATCTGCCGGGCAGCATTGCCGAAGATTGCCGCGACTTTCTGCCAGCCAGCGGTTACGAGATTGCCTACCTGAGCGAAGTTCCCGGTAAAGATCGCGATGATGACAGCTAGCGCCGTGGCGACAATGGTCTTGATCGTGGACCAGGCTGCGTTGAATATTGTTGAGATGACACCGAATGCCGCGCTGATGATGGTCTGGATGACTCCCCAGGCAGTGCTGATGATGGAGCTAATTTGGTTCCAGATGGCGCTGACTGGTGCTGCGAACGGGGCCCAGACTCCGTTCCACCAGCTGATGAATCCGTCCATTACGCTGCGGAACCAGGACACAAAACCGTTCCAGGTGTCGCGGAGGAAACTGACGACAGAGTCCCAGTTCGCGATGAGTAGCACGATGACAGCGATGAGTGCGGCGATACCTGCGATAACGAGACCAATAGGGTTAGCCCACATGGAAACATTCAGGACGGCCTGGATTGCTGCCCAGGCTCCGGTAGCCGCCCGGACAATGCCCATGATCGCCACGTAAGCGGTGAGCCCGGCCCGATATGCCGCGAAGCCACCGGCAAGTGCAACCAGTCCTGCTCCTAGGGCTTGCGCGCCGCCGTTGAGGTTCGTGAACCAAGAGACAGCGGTACTGATAGCGCCGATAACCACGCTGAGCGCCCCGCCGAGAACAGTGATCGCTGCGGTAACGGGTGGAATTGCTGCAGCGATCGTCTGCCCCAAAACTGGTGCCAGCTGAGCTACTACGCCGATGAGCGGGGTAAACGCTGCGGCCAGCTGAGCGACAACTGGGATGACCTGCCCGAGGGCGTCGCCGAGGGCTGCCCGAAGCTCAGGAGACGCTGCAATGAGGCCACCAATGGCACCGATGACAAGGCCGATTGGACCTGTAATTCCTTTGAATAGCGGGCCGATGAGTGGCAGTTGTCCTAACAAGGAGCCGAACATTCCGCTCAGCCCACCAATGACTGGCCCTAGAACTGTTGCAAAACCAGCCACCGAACCACTGACAGACCCAAGAGACCCCTGAACAATTCCAGCAATAGGTGCCATCATCGACTGCACACCGGCAGGGATAGCCCCCAGAGCACCCGCCACACGGTTAGCCGCCGCTTCAATACCTGGAGCCAGCGAAGCCATCACCGGTTTCAAAGCTGCGTTGATCCCATCAAACAAGGGCATAACCGCGTTCAAAATGTTTTTTACCGCGCCCAGTACAGGCACCATGAGGGTTTCGCCGATACGAGACAAGGCCGCCAACGTGTTTTTCCACGCGCCCCGGAATGTTTCACCGGACTTCAGTGCCGCGCCGCCCAGGCCGTTCTCCATAGCCTTGGAGAAGGTTTCGAAATTGATCTTGCCTTTGGACGCAAGATCAGATGTCTCTTCAGCGGTCTTGCCGATCTCTTTGGCTACGAACTGCAACACCGGGATACCAGCATCCTGGAGCTGGTTGATGACATCGCCCTGTAGTTTTCCTGATGCCGCAACTTTGTTGAAGATCGACCCCATAGAGGCCATGTCGGTTCCGGCGATAGTCGCCGAGTCCGCTACCAATCCCAGAACCCGTTGAAGATCTTGACCCGGTTTGATGCCAGCAGCTACTGCACCGGCTGCCGAGGTCGCGGCCTCACCCAGGCCAAAAGCGGTGCCTTTCACGGCGGCTGTCGCGTTTTTCATGATCGACTCGACTGTGCCTGTGTCGTGGCCTAAACCCTTGAGTTTCGCCTGGGCGTCTTCGATCTGCAACGCACGGCTGATGCCACCCTTGATGGCCATCCCGGCGATGAGACCGCCTACGGCACCGATAGCTACACCGGCAGCGCCCGCGAATTTCTTCACCCCCGAACCGAGGCCGCTGAGCCTGGTCTGTGCCTTCCCCACGCCTTGCTCGAAGCCTTTGTCGTCGAGGTTGAGGTAGCCCACGAGTTCACCAACGGTGAGCGCCATGTGGGCCTCCAATATCTAGGTTTTTTTAGGTGCCTCTACGGGGTAGAGGGCTAGGGCGAGCCGTGTGGAATGCACGGCGCGCCCGTCTGGGGTAAATCCCGGCGGAACATTGAGAAGACCGACTATGCGGGTTATCAGCCAGTTCCAGGACCGTTCCGCCAGGATTCCGGTGCTGGTGTCGATGTTGTAGCGTTCGTGCAGGTCTGCCTGGATTGCTGGCCAGTGGTTTAGAACCTCGGTGAGGCTTACCCCGCCGCCTTTTTGGGCGTGGCCTTCCGGGTACTCGTACGTGTCTGAGAGGCCTGTTTCCGGGTCGTAGTGGCCGCGCCCGTGCGGGTCCGGGTCTCCGTTCGGCGCGCCGCCCTGTTCGGCGGCTGCGATTTTCCCCCCGAATTCCAAAACCTCTCCGCCACATCCTCCCCATAGATGGCATGGAGGATCGCGAAGAGCGCAGCGGTTTTAAGCTCGGAAAAGGTGGCCTTGTCCTCCAGCATCTGCTCACCGGCTGCACCGAGAGCTTCCATGTAAAAGTCGTACTCGGCGGCGTCGGAGAGGATCTCTATGTCGTCATCGCTGGCTTCTTTGCCTCGTTCGGCTTTGGACGTGACGGCCATGAGGTCTTGGAACCGGAGTCCGAGGTCCGCGCTGATCGGGTCAATTTTGTAAGTCTTGCCACCAATAGGCACTTCAAGTGGTGCGTCGGTTCTAAGGTCATTCAGTTTCATTGTTTTTTCCAAGGTTGGGCCTCGGTGCGACTGCCTTGGACCAGCCGCACCGAGGGGACTACAGGGTTACTTGCTCTTGCTCTTATCTGGCGCGTTAGCAGCGGGCTTATCCGTCGAGTTAGTGGCATCCTGACTAGCCGGACTTTCTGGGGAGTCCGGGTCACCCTGGGGGGCTACATCTGGTGCCGATGCAGACATATCCTTAACGTAGGAATGCAGCGGGCCACGGCCAGTCAGTTTAAAAGCAGCGGTCGTAAGATCAGTTTTCGGGCCGCCGTTTGAGGTCAGGGAGGCGTCGGCTATGCCTTTCCACCCGGTGCCGGTCTTTTTGTTGTAGCAGCGGAAAAGAACATAGCCTTCTTCGGCTACGCCCAGCCCAGCGGCTTTGAGGATTTCCTGGCCGGGGTCACTTGGCATTCCACCACGGGGGATTTTCACGGTCCCTTCAGATGTCCAGGTCAGGCCGGTAGCGGTCTGCGACGCCCACGAGCCCATGTCGTAATCTCCGTCGTCTTCAAGATTTTTCTCGACAGCTGGCGGGGTAAACTCCGTGATGCCACGCAGTCGCTTATATTCAACCTTGGTTTTATCGGTCAGATCTTTTGCGACCTCGACAACCCAGTCAGAAAGCTGTCCGGGTGTGATCGGGTTCGTTTCGTCATATGGTTCGACGCTCATGTTTACTCCTAGTTGTCTGATCTGTGTTTTCCGGTGCGGGTGAGCTGGATGTAATAGTTTTCGGTGTGCTCTGGCCGGTCTTTTTCGTCTTTGCCGAGATTCGCCCCGGACTGTCTCCACATCCGGACTACCGGGATATTGGCGAGTGAGGTGTTTCTCAGGTCGTGGAGTGCGTTAAAAATCGCGTCGATGGTGTTCAGGGCGTTGTGTGGGTCGTTCGGTGCTCCCCGGATGCGGAATTGCAGGCCGACGATTGAGTCAGTGGTGGCGTCGTCTTGGACCGGGTAAAGGTTCATCGTGATTGCCCGATCGGTGGCTTGAGGCAGTGACAGGACGGTGATAGCTGTCCTGTTTCGCGAGTAGGTATCACTGGGTTTCCACTGACCTATTTGCTCAGCTTCCAGCAGCTCACCGATGGCGGTTAGAAGTGTGGTTTGGAAGCTCATCTGGTTACTCGCCTAATTTCATCGGCAATAACTTTTCTGACCGCGCCGCGTTCTCTCGCCAAAGTTTTCTCAAGGTATTTTGCTTCACGTCCGTCGTCATGGCGGAGGGAGAGGTCTTCGTGTTGTTTCACGGCGTAGGGGGTGTCGTAAGAGACAGCCGCACGAGTGCCTTTGTCATCGACACTGGCCACGGCGGACCCTCCGAGGTCGCCCTTCTCTATGGGTACGACCTCGTTAGATTCCTTTCTGACATGTTCGGCGGCTTCGAACATTCCCTTCTTCTCAGCTGCCCTGATCGTGCGCATAACGCTTTTGTTCGGTGTGAACTTGAACCCAGAGGACACTTTTGCCCCCCTCTAGGAAAGTGACGCTTGCATATGGTCAGGTAGTTCTAAGTTGCTGGAAGAATTGTCAGCGAGTTTGAGCACTACAGCTGTCCGTCCGGGCAGATGGACTATAGACCCTTCGGCAAATAGCGGAGCATATTTACGATTCGCAGTAACCGTCGATTCTGAAACCTCGGTGTCACCAGACGGTGTCCGAATAAGCCTCCGCTTATCAGAAACGAAGCAAGGGATCGGGGGGCTTTTTTGCTCGTATTTCTGGCCCCAAGCTGTATTACCCATATAGGTTTCAACAGTCACGGTGTGAACCCAGAAATCTTCCAACTCGTCAATCATGACTGGACCGTGGTAGTCAGTAGACCTGCGTTGCGGAGTATGCGAGCAGCGTTAGGGCACAGTGTTTGCAGCGCGGCGAGTTTAGCTCTAGTGACTCGGGTTAATTCGGTGGAGTCGTAAGAAAAGCTCGCCCCCGCTATGGATTTAGATGAGGCACCCGCACGTGCCCCGATGCTGTACGCGTCTTTTTCCGGATCGAGACCATTAGTTGCCCAGAATTTCGCCTGTTCGCAGGTCGCGTCCCGGAATGCCCCCGAAATGTATTTGTTTCGGGGCATTCCGTCGCTTTTTGTCGTGTAAATAGCGGTAAGCGTTGCATCTTCCACAAGAGCCGATGCCGAGGAGAGGAGGCTGACCGCATTATCGGGAGCCATATCAGGGCTCATCCACTTTTCTAGATCGGCTTTCGTGGCGTAGACACGGTACATTGCCAGCCTCCTCTCCTCCTGTTTATTCAGTTGGCTCAGGAGCCGGGTCCGTAGTGTCGTTGGCCCTGTGCTTGAGAAGGTGTTCGGTCTCTTCGATGGATTGAGTTGCCGGGTCGGAGGACACGAGGCCGGGACGGATGGGGTGTTGCTCCTCTAGGGCGTGGATGCCTGGGGAGATCACGTTCGGCCCGTGCGGGTTGCCCTCTTCGCCCGGTTTCCCTGCGTTGATTGGTGGCAAGAAGTCCGACTCTTTCGGGTTTACTGCGGCGTCGCGCAGCGGTGTGCCGATGAGTTCTGGTTTTACGTCTCGTGGATCAAGCGTCATCTTTGGCCTCCTCTTCTTGCTGTTTCGCTGAACGCCCGCGCCGTTTCGGTTTAGCGTGCACCTCGGTGTCCTCAGTCACCTCATACCCCACCTGCAGCAGGTAAGCCCGTACACCGTCAGGAAGCTCATCAACATGCGCTTCACCATCGATGAACTCGATGTGGGCAGGCCCAAATTCCGTTTTCGCGGTGTGCCCCTCAATAGGAGAAATAATCTTGATAGTCATGCGTGACTCCTTACTGGCAAGTGGGGTGCCGTCGAGTACTCCTGACCTCGACGGCACCCCACAGCTTTTGCCGACTAGGCGACCTTGACGTTCCGGGCCACAGCAGCAGCCTTCGTTGCCTTCAAAGCCACGGACACCGGGCCCATCTCAACCTCACCAGTCTTCACAGCACCAGGCTTCGTGAAGTCCGGAAGCCACGTCTGGACAAGACTGCCGCCAACCGTGCTGACACCGTGGAAGCCATCGAGGCCAATACGGACCGCATACAGAGCGGTCGAGCCACCAGTGACCGGGATGATGTCCTCGTTGCTTCCAGCTTTCTTCCCAGCATCAAAGAGGAGCACATTCCCATACCGCTCTAAGGACGACTTTCCAGGGCCTGGAGCCGTGACATACATCGAGGATCGGCGGGCGGCAGAGCGGATCTTCGCTAGTCCCTTCTGATTTGAGATCAACAGGGTTGGTTCACCGTCCATGACGGACAGCAGATTGTCGAGGTCTTCGAGTACCTGGAAAGACTTGCTTTCGTCCATGGCGCTGGACCAGTCGAAAGTATCGCCAACTTCGGTGCTAGACCCAGCCAGAGCTTTCGACAGGCCGTCGAAGGAGTCTGCGTTGGCGGAAGAGTCGCCGTTGATGACCGCATCCGAGAAGGCTGCCTTGGCTGCCCTGATTTTCTGCGACATCTGAAGCGAGACTTCACCCGTCGCGGAAGGGCCGACCTTTGCGAGTACCCGGTCGATCTGGAAGCTTCCGCCAAGCACTTTGAGGTCGCTGGAATGCTGGGTCGTGGTAACTTCGGTCGGCGCGTACTCGGAGTTAATGGCTCGGAACTGGGCGTCTGACAGAGTGGCCAGTCGCCGGTATGAATAGGTGAGAGTGGCTCCGCCGCCTGCCGGGTTGACTACGTCATCGAAGACAAGTTGGTCGAGCAGTGCGGAGGTTCGGAATTCGTCGATGACCTGGGTATTGACGGCGGAGGCGGCGTTCTGTGACGCCTGGGCAAGTGTTACAGGCATGGTTGGTCCTTACTGTTTCGCGGCGAGGTAATACTGGTCTACTGCGCCGCTGAGAGTGGTGGGTTTATTGCGCGGTTCGCCGGTCCCGCCGTTGAATTCTGCGCTGGTCCGTGCTGCCGCCTGGGCTGCACGGAACCGGGGGTTAGTTTCGACGGCGCTCTTGATCGCCGCGTCGATCTTCTCGCCGTCGTTCGGGTCCAGCCCTTTGACGGCGGCGAGGAAGCTTGTGGAGTCGAGTAGGGCGTCTCCGTGTGCCCCGTTCTTCGATGCTGCACGGAAGACCGCTAGTTGAAGAGCTTGGGCGTTGGAGGCTTCGTTGGCCTGAGCGAGACTCGTAGTTAGCTCTTCTGCGGTGGGCTGCTTGTCGCCTTCTTTGACGAGTCCGAGGGCTTTGCCGAGTTCTTGGACGAGGTCGTTGCGGGCTTCCTCGGCTGCCTGAGTTTTGGCGTTGACGCGGTCCTTGCCGTTCTCAGCGCGAAGTTTAGAGTTTTCGGCAGTGAGTCGGGCGATGGTCGCCTCAGGAGACTCCTGGGCATCCTCTGCGGGTGCTGGCTGTGTTCCGCTTGGCTGCCTCGCCTGGTCCAGGCCTTCCGCTGAGCCCTGCTCTGCGGTGTCTGGTGTGCTTGTGGCGTCAGAGGTGTCCATGATTGCTGTTCCTTCCAAGGTGGTTAGCGGTAGTTGACGTTCGTTCGATATGACAGGTTCTTCCTGTCGTTGATGTCTCGCCACTGCTTGAACTCAGCTTGTTTAGCCCTGAGCTTCGACCTAGCCGTAGCAGCCTCGGGTTCGCCGAAACCGTCAGCAATTGCTACCTGGCGTTTCAATTCCCGGACTCTGCGCTCAAACGCACGCTGTTTCTGCCTGAGCGCCGCGCCTTCCGGGTCGGCGGTGTGACTGGTGCGTTTGGTGACTCCGGGAATGTACAGCGACATTGAGTGGCGGCAGTTCGGGTGGAAGAGTCCTCGGTTCCGGGCTTCTTCAAGAGAGGTCCTTTCGGGGCTGTTTCCACTAATTGACAGGACCCGGTGTTCGTAGGGTCGGCAGAGGCGGCATTCTTCGGGGGCGTTCGAGATGATGACGAGGTCTTCGCCGAAGTCCGTTATCTGGTCTACGGTGCCCTGCAGATAGGCGTTCATGCTGGCAGTCCTCACGGACATTTCAGCGTAAGCACCCATTTCCCATGACCGCCCAGACCGATCTGTGAAAGACGTGATACCGGTCTTAGCCAGCCCCAGAAGGAGTGACTTTGAGGCTTCACGTATTGTCAGGACACCGGCCACAGCCTGGGCCGTGGCTTGGGTAATGATCTCCTGATAAGCGTCGATAACGGAGCGGCGTATCTGGAAGGCCTGCGCTTGCCCGCCGAGAGTGGCAGTAACAAGGGCAAGAACACCAGGTGACGGTGCGACACCTCCGAGCCCGCCAATCAACCGCCTGGCCTTTAACTCCTTGATCGCGCTGTCTGCGCCCAGTCGGTAAGCGCCGCTGAGGATCGCCAGGAGTTGCTGAGCTGTTTTGTGCTCCAGCCGGTTGATGATCTTTTCCGTAGCGGCTAGCACGGCTCCGGTTTGTAGTAGTTTTTCTTCTGCCCAGGCGGGGGAGTCAAGGCCTCCTGAGAGGGTTTTGGCGATCTTCTGCAGGAGGATCAACTCGGCTTCGAGGTATATCTCGCGGATACCTTTGGCTAGGTTAATTGCATCATCTGGACGCATCACCACGGGGCTACTCCTGGTATTGCGAGGAAAGTGCAGTTCCCTGGACACCGATGTAGTCTGGGTCAGCTAGCTCGGGTACGCGGTTTTCTGCCCGAATCCGCTCGACCTCCTCGGCGATGGCCGTCTCATCCCAGTCCTTATGGAGAAGGCGGACACGGGTTTCAATGGATGATGAGAGTCCAGCAGCGAGCAGTGAAGCTGTCCTGGCCAGGGCCTCTTGGTCGTCCTGGACACCGTCAGCGAACTGCACACGAACCGGGGCGGACTTAGCGCCACTCTTGAAGATCTCCGCGTCCATAGCTAACGCCTTAGCCACGATGGCCTCCAGTGCGGGCTGAAACGACCGGATCTTGCGGTCACGAGTCATGTAGGAGCGCCGTTCCCGGGAGGTAACCTCGGTCGCTGTCGCCCGGTATTCCATGGACTCACCAAAAGTCTGTGCAGAATACCCAGCCGAAGCAATGATCCGGTTCCAGAGCAACATGATCGTTTGCTCATGCTCAGTCACGCGGATGTTGAATTGCACCTGTTCGACGGCCATTTTGCTATCAGCAGCGGTAGCCGGTGCAGCGTTGACCGGGGTGAAGATCTCATCCTGGCTGAATGATGCGCCTTGGCCTGGTCCGTTGTTGTCGAGCATTGCGGCGGGTACGACGAGCATGGATTTACCGAGACGGATGTCACGCATGAGTGACGAAAACGCTTCGTCAAGAGCGTCCATGAGGGGTTCTATGCCGTCGAAGTCCGAGCGGCCCAGGTGTGCCCCCACAGGGTTGTTCCGCCATGTCCTAGAGGGAGTGACGTTCGGGGCGTAGGCGACGGCGAGTCCGGGGGTTCTGGTGCTGATCGTGTTGCCGTCTATCAGGTGCTCGACAGTGCCTGGTTCGGTAAGCCAGGCTGTGGCGGGTGATTCGGTGAAAGGGACCGGCTGTCCAAGGTTGTCGCGGGTACCTCGGTAGAGGCCGTGGACGATGAGGCCCGTGCCGTTCACGTCGGTTTCGTGGCGTTCTAGGTGCCTGGTGACCATTCCGTTGTCGGAGGCGACTACGTGCCAGAACGTCACGGCGACAAGCCTGCCGTGCTTGAATTCGGGTATTGCCGCGTCGGCATCTACTTTGGTGATAAACGGGTGGTCGGCGATGGTGTCGTCTACGATGGCGCGGAGGTAGGTGCCGCCGAGTGCTGCGGAGGTTTCAGCGGCGGAGGTGAGGAGCTGTTGAAAGTCCGGTCCGGTGATGAGTCCGAGGCGCTCGACGGTCTTCTCGTCGGTGTCTTCGGTGTTGGCTACGGTGACTGTTGGCGGTTCGGAGAAGAGCAGATCAGCGGAGGCCGAGGCAATATCTGAGGCGATGGGGATATGCAGCTTGCGTTCTTGGGGTTTAGTGAGATCCGTACTGGTTTGGTTCCAGAAGAACTTCAAGAATTGGTTGATGACGCCTTGCCGGTCTGTTTTGCCCTGACTGAGCGTAACGCCTAAGTTCCCGGTGTCGTTGGTGTAGAGGGCTGACCATGCACCCATTTGGCGGAAGATCGGCGTGAGGCTTGCGGGTGGCCACGTGGTGTTAGCTTCGGGCAAGGGCATGACGTGGCCTCCTTTCAGGCGGCGAGATCAACGACGTTGCGCCAGTTCGTCTCCGTGGTGGCTATGGCGTACCGGGCGGCGTCGAGTGAATGGTCAGCGGTTTTGATGGGCTTGTCTTCCCCGGCTTCGGTGGCTTTCTGGTCCCACGAGTACCCGGCGACCTCGTTGATGAACCCTGTACACCGGTCCGACACTTGCAGCTTCCCTGTTGCAAGGAGTGAGGCTGTCGTCCTGATCCCGTAGAGGACGTTGTTGTCGCCGTTGATGACGTTGCGGATGCCGTCGTCGGCGAGCTGGACTTTGAATGATGCGGCGGCGGGGTCCACGATGGTCCACTCCGGAACCGCATGGTCCAGGTTCGGCAGGTGAGGTTGGGTGAGCCAGTCGTGGAGCCTTTGGCTGATTTGCGCGTCGGTGAGCCGTGCTTGGGCTTGTACGGCGTCGTAGCGCCATTCATCGACGAGGTAGAGGCGGTTGTTGTCGCCGAGGCCGAGGAGTACGGCGGATGTTGCGTTGGTCGTGCCGTAGTCCACACCTACGCCGAGGAGGCGTTGCATGGCGGGCAGCTTGTCCCAGGTGATCACATGCTTCTCTGGGTTCCACATGTCGTAGATTGCGCCTTCGGCGGCTACCCATTCGCCGAGTATGAAGCGGCGGTACCAGAGGCCGGTGAACTCGTTTCTAATCGAGTTCTTGTACTCCTCGGTCAGTGCCGGGTTGTCGTCGAGAGTGAAATGCCAGGAAGCCCAGTCAGGGAGCTTGTTGATGCGGTCCAGGAACTTACGTTTGAGCCAATGCGACGGGGAGTCCGGGTTGGAGGTTCCGAAGAGCTTGGCCCCGGGGACGGACATACGGCCGAGGAGCTGTGTGAAGAATTCTTCGGGTACGACGGTGACTTCGTCTACGTAGGCTCCGGCGACGGTCATGCCTCGAATGACCTTTTCGGCTTTGGCGTCGGATGCTCCGAGGACGTGGATTTTTCTGCCCAGGATAGTGACAGTGGGCGCGCCATGGTTACCTATGACGTGATTCGCGGCGGTGTCGAAGAGTGCCGGGTTTTGGAGTGGTGCGATGCAGTTCCGCCAGACGGCGTCGCGGGTTCTTCCTACCATGACGAGTTCGCCACCGAGGGGTGCCCGGGCGATGTAGATCAGCCAGCGGAGCAGGGAGGCGATGGTTTTACCGGATCGGATAGAGCCTTCGAGGACGTTCACACGGGCCGTGGAGTGTTTGAGGAAGTCTTGCTGTTTAGGGCTGGTCATCGGGCAGGCCTAGCTGTGTGGCGAGTTGGTGGAGCATGGACTCGGCGTCGGCCTGGCCGTTGTTGTTGTCGATGGCGTCGAGGCGGATGTAGCGGTCGATGGCGGTGCCGATGGCGGTCATGATGTTTTTCTTGTCGACGAAGAGCGGTTCCGAAATGGTCGTCGAATTTAGGGTGTTGTCTTTGCCGCCGAAGTTGACGAGCTGGGTAGGTGTCCAGAGTTGTTCGCGGAGCTTGTGGGCGTCTTCGAGGAGGTGGGTTTTGAGCTGTTGGCGGCGGTGCTTATCGTCGGCTTGTTTGGCGGCGACGGCGGCACGGGTGTGGTCGCGGTTGAAGTTGAGGCCGAGTTCTTGGCAGATTTTGGTGACTGAGCCTGCGCTGATGCCGACGGTTTTGGCGATGTGGTTGCGTGTGTGACCGGCTTTGTGGAGGGTGGCGACTTCATTACGTTGGGTTTTAGTGATGCGGGCCACAAGAGGTGTCACCTCCGGTAGGGTGTTTGGCATGAATGAGGCAAAGTTCGAGACAAAGACAATTGACTACTATCCAGGCAAGAATCGCGGGTATCGTTCGCGAAAGACTTTGGAAGACCTCATCGCTGAAGGCTGGGAAGTTATGGCTGAGAAAAACCGTTTGAGCGCGGTATCAACGGTGACGTTGCGTCGGCTCAAGTCTGAGGCTCCCGCGAAAACTAAGAAGCCGACCCCCCAGGAAGGCTGGGCGGAAATCAAGGAACTATGGCGTAATCGTAAGTCGTGAAAAGACCTCGACCCTCTTGGTCTGTGGGTAGTGAAGAGGGTCAAGGTCTTTTATTCAGTTGTGTTCTTCCACGGCTACAGACAGTGAAGTCAACGCGGTGGGACTTGCCACGCCTTTCGTGGCATGGGCCGACGAGGTTGGCATTTTTTCTGATCTGCAGCTATCCCCAGTACTGCCGATGCTAGTTTCACTTTACCCTAAAAGTTAGTGATGTAAACATCATTTGTCACTTTGAGCGTGTCTTTGCCCGCTTAGCAACCATGCGCTGCGCTACGACAAAAACCTCCGAAACACGAAACCCTGACACACCCGAAACAGGATCAACAGCCCTGCTCAAGTGCCCTAGCTGCGCCCAATTCTCAATGTCTTTCACCGCCACCCGAACGCCTTGACTCTGCAACGCCGCGACAATCACACGCGGCGGAGCAATAGCCTTCCACGCAGACCGGATAGCCGACGACCGCCGGTCCGAAACATCCCAGAGCGTCCCGCAGACCTCACACGCCACTGACGCCTGCTCGACCGTGACGAAAAGCTCTTGCTCACACTCGACGCCCTCAAAGACCTTCCCGCAAGCTCCAATGTGGATCATCTCGGGCGGAAGATCGACAACACGCACCGCAGCCGCCACAGCGCCCTCTAAGCGCTCCAAAACTGCCGGGCCTTCACTGGAGGCCGCCAACTCCCTCACAGGACGGGAAACGCCACCGAGAGCCTTGCGGAGTTCCTCATGAGCCTTCGACGCATCCAACCGCAAAGGCAGCACCCGCCCCTGCCCCGACCCCCCACGAAAACCAGCAACCCCGACCTGATCCAACCGCGACATCGTCACCGTCAAATCCTCCAACAAACCCAAGGCCTGCACCATCAACCGCTCAAACCTCCCCACACACGACTGACACAAAAACACATCACGAACAACCCGCGAACACGGACACTCACGCACGCCCGAACCACCCTGACTGGTCGCTTTCTTAGTGGTCATTTTGGGTTCTCCTGGAGTTTGTTGAGGGCTCGTAGGTGGGTTTGGGGGAGTGGCTGGTTTTCGATGGGGTTGTTGTGGAGCCTGGCGGTGATGGCGGCGAGGATGAGGGCGTCTGCTTCGTCGTTGTTGGTGATGTTGGCTTGTGGGTAGCGGCGGATGGTTGCGGCGAGGACTTGGTCTTTTGTGGTGTTTCCTTTTCCTGTGGCGTAGATCATTCGTTGGGCTGGGGTGATGGCGATGATTGGGCAGCCGAACCCGTGGTGGAGGGTGGTGTAGGTGTACCACCAGAGGCCGGAGCGGTCATGTTGTGATCCGGTGGTGGAAGCGTATGCCGGAGCTTCGATGGCTACGGTTGCTCCTGGGGGTACGGACCCGGCGATTTGGTGTGAGGTGTTGATGATTCGGTCTGCGCGCTGTTTCCATGTGTCGTTTTTGGTTCCTTTGGTGCGGAAGGTGTTGAGGGTGATCTGGCCGTTGTGGAGGGTGGCAATTCCGGTGCTGGTGAGGGATAGGTCGATGCCGATGATGGTTTTTGGTGTGGTGGTCATGGGGTTTTCTTTCCGGTGGTGATGGCTTTGATTTGGGAGCGGAAGCCGACGCGGACCCGGAGGATGGTTTCGGGTGGTGTGTTGGCGTCGTCGGCGGATTGTATGAAGGCTCTGAGTTTGGCGAGTGTGAGGCCATTTCCGGTGGTGTCGCGGTATTCGACGATGCGTTCTGGCTGGTCGTTAGAAGGGCGGTTCATGGTTGGTTCCTTTCGGTTGTGTGTAGATGAGGTTCCAGGGGATCGGGTAGCCAAGGATTTGTCCGCATTGGTGGCTGGGTGCGACGGGTGTGGTGCTGGTGTTGGCGGGGTTCCAGCTGATGCGTGAGCTGTTGCGGATGTGGAGGCTGATGCCGGTGATACGTGTGATGAGTTCGTGGGTGGTTCTTCCGTTGACGAGTGCCTGGAGTTCGTCGGTGTTGGTGAGCAGTGTTAGGTCTATCCGGGTGGTGTCGCAGTTGTCGTGTCCTGCGTCGAGTGCGTGGAGGGTCGGTTGCTGGCATCGTGGGCAGGGTTCGAGTCTGGCTGTGGCGCTTATGCGGGTGGGCTGGGCCTGGGTGGCTTGGATGACCCAGTCGGGGATGCCAGCGGCCCATGGTTTTTTGATTGGACTTGGGGTGGCGTGGAAGAGGATTTGCTGTTTCATGTGGTGCCTTGCAGTGACAGCAGTGACCGATATTTCATAAGCCCGCCCTGCGCGCGTTTAAGTTGTCGCTGATTAGCGTTAACTATGATCTTGATATAGCCGGATCGGGAGAAATATCGGTCACTATCGGTCACTGCACCTTCTTTTGAGGCTTGGTTTAGCGGTTTTTCGCAGTGACAGTAACCGTTTTTTACTGTCACTGATCGGTCACTGTCGGTCACTGCTATGTTTTTGGGGCAGTGACCGATATTTTGTTTCATTTGTCGAGCCTGTCTAGCCAGTTTTCGGCCTTCTGCTCTTCGTCTAAATCGTCGGTGTCGAGGAGTGTCATGTTGGTGTAGAAGCGTTTGCCGTTGGAGCGTATTTGTTGGACGTTGAAGCGGGTTCTGAGTTCCCGTCCGAAGACTTGGGGGGATACTTCGTATTCGCCGTTTGCCCGGCACCAGGCGGTGTAGGTGGTTCGTATGTGGGTGGTGTTGGTTCTGACGATGTCACCGCCGCCGATGTGGACGTGGTCGGCTACGAAGCGCGCTAGTGCGTCTTCTTCGTCTGCGTAGGCTTGGGTTTCGGCTAGGACTGCTTGGGGGGCTTTGAGTCCGTTCTGGTGGACGTTGAGGGCTCCGTTGATGATCCAGGCGAGGATGCCTGGGGCTTCCTCTGCTAAAAGGCGTTGTGTGAGGTTTTCGATGCGGTCTTTTTCGGGGACGATCCGGGTGAAGGGGAGTAGGCGTAGGCGTCGCCAGAAGGATTCTCCGCCGCCGGATTCTACGCGGGGTTGGTGGTTGCCCATCATGAAGAGGGTGTGGGTGGGTGTGAATGAAAAGTGGTCTTGTCTCATGAATCGGGCGGTGAGTCGGTCGCCGCCGGTGAGGAGTTTGACTTTTGCTTCGTCGAATCGGTCGCGTTGGTTGACTTCGGAGCAGACGACGAGGCGGGTGCCTGCGAGGCGTGCGATTTCGGTTTCGTGTTGTTCTCTGCCTGCCATGAGGAATCCGGCGGGGGCGGAGGTGGCGTAGTCGCCGAGGATGGCGGTGATGGTGTCGAGGAATACGGATTTGCCGTTGCCGCCTGCGCCGTAGAGGAAGGGGAGGACGTGGTGGGTGACTTGGCCGGTGGCGGCGTATCCGATGAGGTCTTGAATGAATGTGATGGTTTCGGGTTGGGTCTCGAAGGCGTAGTTGAGTAGCCGGTCCCAGAGGGGCGTTGGCAGGTCCAGGTCAGGAGCGATGAGCGTTGTTTTTGTGTGCATTCGTGCGGGGTCGTGTGGTTCGGTGGCGCCTGTTGTGAGGTTGATGATCCCTGTGGGGGTGTTGAGGTGTAGGGGTTCGTTGTCGAGTTGGTCTGAGGTGACACGGATTTCGTTGCTGCGGCGTGCGAGGGCTGCCGTTGCTTCCAGGGCGCGGCGGGATAAGGACCGGTGTTGGTGGGTGCGTTCTGCGTCATCTTGGGGTTCTAGGGCGGTGATGGTTTCCCAGGCGGCCTGGACGGCTTCGGAGTCGTCTTCTTGCCATGCCCAGCGGGTGTTGTCCCAGTGGAGCCATTTTCCACGTGAGGGGGCGTAACGGAGCTGGTGGCCGTGTCTGGTGATGAAGAGCTGGGCGTTTCCGTGGTCGGTGAGGGTGACTTTTCTAGGTGGGTTGAGTTCGGTGACGGTAGCCAAGGCTGCTGTACCGTCGGTGGCGGGTGCTGGCGGTGCGAGGGTGAGGTTTCGTTGCCGGGTTTTTGCCTTGGTGGTGGGCGGTTTTCCGTGCCCGGCGTTTTTGAGTTCGCGGGCTGCTGCGGTGTAGTCCCCGCCATGATTGAGCAGGACGTAGGCGGCGAACTTCGTGTACGGGGTTTCTGGGTTGAAAATGCTGGAGGTGGTGAAAACAAATAGTCGGTTGCGGTCTTGGGCGTGGCCGGTGGTGGCTGAGATGCCGGTGGTTTTGCCGGGTCTACGCCAATAGGTGGTGGTGCCGCTGGTGAAGAGTTTCGTCCATCCGTGGGGTTCGAGGATCTGCGCCCAGGTGGTTTTGTTTTCGTAGTCGTCGCCGGGGCGCACACCGTCATCGGGGCTGCTGGCGTCGTGGGTGGTGAGGGCTTGGTCTAGGGGGTCAAATAGATTTCCGTGCTCTTCATGGGGTCTGGCCTGGTTGAGGGTTCGGAAGAGGGCGTGGAGGGCGTCGCGTTCGTCGGTGGTGAGGGTCGGCATAGTGTTTGGTCCGCCGACTAGTCGGGTCCAGGGTTTGCCGGTGGGGTGTGCGGTGCCGGTGGTGGGTGCGATAACGACGAAGCCGCCTTCCCCTCGGGTTTCGGCGAGGGTTTGGTGTGTGACGGTGCTGGCGAGTTTGGTGTTTCCGGGTACTGGTTCGGTGGTGCCGTAAAACCAATGGATGCCGCCTGATGGGCTTGCTTCTAGCCATCCGGTGTTGATGCGGTCCCAGAGGGGTCCGAGGCCGGTGTCGTGTGCGAGTTTGGCGAGTTCTGTTAGGTGGGGGATGGCGGCGGCTTCGATTTCGAGCATTTCGAGGTTTCCGGACACTTTGCCGGTGATAACCCCAAGGCCGTACCCATCCTGTCCGAACCAGCTATCCAGCTCAGCGAGCACGGGTTGGTCTTTTTGGAAGCGTTTCCAGGGGATGGCGGGGCGTTTGGTGCCGTCCGTGGCGACGGGGATTGCTGCGATGCCGTGCTTGTGGAGGGTGAGGGCGGTGTCCAGGGCGGGGTTTGTGGTCATGATGGGGTCTTTCTGTGCTGGTTTTTACCTGTCCCTGGGGGTAGGTAGGCTCCTGGACGGGGTTATTCTTCGTAGGTTCGCTGCTTCTGGAAGGCCTTGTTGAGGGCCTCCATCTCCTTGCGCGTCTCGTGTGCTGCTGCCGCGATCTTTTTCCAGGGGACCAGGACTACTTCCCACTGGTGCCTTGCTCGTCGTCGTTTGCCGCGTTCTTTCATGCGGGGGAAGTGCTCACGGCTACGGGGGCGGTTCATATCTGCCCTCCGTGCGAAATCTTATTGATAAGGGACCCCAGGGCCTCAGGGGTCATTCCTATAGCAGCGAGGCCCGTAGCGTCGTGCAGGAATTCCTCGGCTTGTGAATATGACATTCCCGGAGCCATAAGTCGGTTGATGAGTGTCAAGTACTTTATGTCCGGGGTCGCATCTAAAGTGGCGCTCATGCTTCACCGTCCTGTACCGGCTGAGAAGCGGCCCAGCGGAGAACATCAAGAATAAGATGCTCTGGGTAAACACTGTCGCTGAAAGGTCGGGCTGGTCCCGCTACTGCCCTGAAAAGGAGGCCGCGCAGGACCATGCCCCGCAACTTCTTATGCAGCTCTTTGGGGATGCCCGGCCCCTGACCGGGTTTACGCCAGTGAGCGACCTCGTAGCCGTCGCGTGCGCCTAGCTCGAGGATTTCAATGTCAGAGTATTCTCCGGTGTACCCGTCCATGCCCCACGGGCGAGGCTCCTGTGCAGTGCGATAGGCGAGCTGAACCCCTCCGTCAGAGTCCGTGTACCGGATGACCGCACCGGCTTCTTGTGGCAGTTCTACGTCCGGTTTTGGTGCTTCGGCTAGCAGGTCATAACCGTATGCCGGGTCACCTATGGCATTTCCGGTCTTATCTACCCACGCATTAGCGACGTTCCGGTAGCGATGATCAGCTACACCTATGACTCTTGTTTCGCTTTCAGGTAGTGCTTTGCCCGCGATGGTCATGCCGGGTTCTACTTCGTCGGCGGTCAGGTGCCGGATCACCGGCAACTTGAAATCAGTCATTAGAGCTCTCTTGGGTTAGGTCTTTCAGGCGGTGTGCTTCCAGAATTTTTAGTAGGTAGGGGTTTTCGAGGCGAGGGGGGTTTTCATTGGGGCTCAATCCGTGTGCGTAAACCATCCCGGCGATGGCCCCTTCTTACCATGCTCGTGCGGCGATCCCTAGCGCTGAGTCCTGTAACCTGCCGGACATGCCGACAAGCTGCTGAGCCAGGTCCTCGTTGAGGGCTTGAAGCTCCTCGTAAGTGGGTTTAGTCATTAGGGTTCTCCTTACGCCCTTTGGTTTTGAACGCTTCAGCCAAGCGCCTCATCGCTTCTCCCATCGACGTGGTAGTTGCTGCGAAGAACGCACGGAGCCGCTCCACGCCCTGGGCGAGGGAGGGACTTTTCTTTTTCAAGACACTTCTCCTCTGAAAATGGTTTTTTGTTTTTCTTGTGCTGGTGGCCCTGACGTGATCGGGCTGCACCGCATGGTGGCACCAGCGAACCTCTGACAGAGGGGTTATGAGTTGAGGAAGAGGTAGCCGTTTTCGGTGGCGTGAGTTTTGATGACTTCGGTGACGGTGTCGAAGGCCGATTTGCGGATCTTCTCTATGTCCTGGACTTTGAAACCGAGCCGCAAGTTGTTGCCGTTAAGCCGGTAACGGAAGGCCACCGTTACTTTGAACTGCTCGCCGCCAACGAATGGTGATAAGGCCAGAGTGAATGTGTCCGGGATCTTTAGCTCGCCTGCACGGCCAGCTGTTGCTGTTTGGGTTTCGCGGTAGGAGAATCGCATTTCACCGTCAGAGAGCCGCTTGCCAGATTCAAAATCCACGCCCTTGGTCACTTGCAGAGACTGGGCGATTTCAAGGATTTCGGCACTTGATGGTGAGGCGACCTCGGCGGCGTGGTCCTCGATGAATTCGGCGAATCCCTCTTGATCCATGAGCCCACCAGAAGCTCTTACCCAGGCAATCCATTCCGGTGTGTAATTGAGCTCCAGACTTACTCGGTGCTTCTGCCAGCCTGCCTCAACTTCAGTTCCGGAGTCGATCACAGCCATGACCTGGTTTTGGTTCTCAAGGGACCAGATCTCGGTTTCGCCGGTGATGCCGTGTTTGCTGAGGTATGCGATGAGTGATTCGGTGTCGCCAACGGTGAAGCTGCCGTCTTTACGGCGGGGCCGGTCGGAATAGTCCTGGGTATCCAGTGTGGTGTAACCGCCTGCAGCGTTCTGGATTTTATAGATCCTGCCAGGAGTCAGCTCTTCAGCAGATGCAGCCTCAGCAGCGAGCCGCGCGACGACTTGCGCTTCTGTTTGTGCTTCTTCAATCGTTGACATGTTTAGTTCACTTCCTTCAGCTCGGCTGGGACGGCAGGGGCGGACACGTCCCTGAGGCCGGAGAGTTCGAGCTGGTTAGGGTCGGTCCGGGAAAGGTTGCCAGCCTTGTCCTTGTAGTAGATGCGGCGAGGTCGATCATGGGCCGGTTTGGTCACGGTGACGGTGTCAGAGACCCTGAGAACCCCTGCGCCGCCCTTGTCGGGTTCGACCTTGATTTTCAGGGTGAGCGTGCCGGGTTTGCCAGTGTCTTCTACTGCGGCGATAAGGTCGTGGAGGCCATCGGTGAGTTCACCGTGCGCCCGGGCCTGGTCTTGCAGGAAGTCCGCGAAAGGCCGCGCGAACTTCTCTTCCTTCTGTTGCTCTGTCATGGGCGTGTTCCTTACTTCTCTATAGGGGTGTTTCTTGGTTAGGCGGCGTTTCGCAGTGCGGCGATGACCGTGGCGGACAGGCCGGTCTGGTCCTGGATGACGCTGTCCGGCAGGTTGATCGCGATGAGCTGCCTCGCAACGTCGACTGGATCGGCAGCAGCCGGTGCCGGTGCAGCCTGGGCTGCAGGGACAGCGGATGGCTGTGGCGCTGCAGCCGGTGGTGGGGTGATTTCGCCGGTTGTGGTGTTCACGGTCCCGCCGAGGGCGTCGTCTAGGCTGGACTGCGCAGGTGTGATCTTGTACGCATGAACCTTGGTATCGGACCCCTGTGTAGATGGCTTCGTGCCCGTGAAAGTGTCCGTGAAAACCGCACCTGGTACGAGTACATCGGCTGCCTGGCGTCCTCCAGCTGCTTTGACGGCCTCCATGAGGGCTTGCTTCCAGACCCCCCAGGTTTTGATGTAAATCGACCTGATGCCGTCATCTTCTGGGTCCTCTTTTAGCGTGGTTTGGATGGTGATGACGATCTGTAGTTGGGGTCGGTCGTTGTCCCAGAACTTGGGCTTCCCGTTGGCGAAGTCTCTCAGCTGCTGTACTGAGACTTCTAGGATCGTTCCCGTGATGCTGGTGCCAACGGGGGTTTCTTTGGTGAATGCTGACTTGCTTCCGCCGCCGGTGAGGGCGTCGTTGAGAACTGAGTTGTTGTTCATGTCTTGTGCCTTTCTGCTTTTGCTTGATTACTTGGTGGGGAGTCCTGCGAAAATGTCTGTTTCGCGGGGGCTTGCTAGGGGCGAGTCTGCGTATCGGTGGCAGTCTTTGCAGTCCGCCGCCCTGGCCTGGGAGGTCACGTAATCGGTGACTGCTTCCTCGCCAAGGCTTTTGAGTGCCCGGATGTCGACGGCGAACTGGCTAGCCCGGGTGAGGGCATCCAGCGCGGTCTGGCGGTTGTAGGGTTCGTGCCACCAGATCGCATCCCTTAGTGAGATCGAGTTTCGCGGCAGATAGGCGATGGCCACATGCTCGATAGGGTGCCCGGCGTCGTTCCAGCCCTTGGCATAGAGCTGCTGCTGCACCCGGTACCGCATCGACGGACCGGACTTCACCGAGCGCAACGTGGTCACACCCACGACCTTGTAGTCGAACGTCGTCTTGGCGACGAGGTCCACGAGATCTGTCGATCCCCAGATTTCGGTGCCGTCAATCGTTCCCACCATGGTCCGCGCCTCGGCCAGGTACCGTCTTCCGGTGGTATTGACCGCGTTCCGCTGATTCTCGTAACGGAGCACGAGTTCTTCTAGCTGAGCGTGGACGGCAGTGCCGACGAAAGGCAGCCAGGGGGTTTCGTGCTCCACGGATTCCCAGCCTGCGAGCCTTGCCGCCAGGCAGTGATCGCATTCAGTGCCGATCTCAGACGGCCCAATGACTTTCTGCAGGGAACGCGGCTGGTTGTTGATGCCGTGCTCAATGACTAGGCGCAGGTCTTTGCAGGCCTGGTCCGGGGTGGTTCCGTCCGGTGCCTGATACATGGGTGCTGCCTGGGTGTAGTCCCAATCGATTGGGGGAGCGGTTGCGATGCTCATGCCACGGCCTTTGGTGTCTGGATGAGCATGACCAGCGTGGACAGGGATTTGCTGATTTCGTCCCAGAGGTCGTCCATGCGCCGCTCCAGGGTGGTCACGTCAGCGTCAGGGTGTCGGTGCTCAATGGTGTCAACCTCATTGCCCAGGGCGGTGAGGATAGCCAGGGCTGTGAGAATGTCGTTGATTTCCTGCTCCGCCCGCACTGGGTCTGAGAAATCCCGGCGAATAGCTGCGCTGATATCCTGACGCAGTTCCGCTACGGTTCTGTGCTGCTCGGATGAGCCGTAGCTCTCGTAATGGTCCAGGATCTGCGTTTGGATGGCATCGCCCATCTGTGGCGTGTTCATTTGATCACCACCGACGGCTGACCTGTGGTCCGGTACTGCTCCACCACGGCAGGGGCGATCAGCTTCTCGAAGCTCGCCCGGTCGAAGGCGGGCTTGTAGAAGGCCGGGTTTTTGTCGATTGGGTAGGCGGCTTCGGCGGCTTTCGCGTTGAACCGGCGCGCACCAGCTTTCACCATTACCTTGTACGGCCCAGCCTCATACGTACCCAGATCAAGGGTTAGGAGCTTTTCTTTGATGGCCTTGGCTTTGAGGATCCAGTGTTCGGCCATTTCTTCAGCGGCCACATACTCGGCAGCCAACGCGGTAACGTCAAGGTCTTCTGCTAGCTCAGTGCTCATGATGGGTCTGCTTTCTTGTGCTTTCGGGGACGGTCGATGATCCAGTCGCCGATACCGAGGATGAGGAGGAAGACGCTGACGATGAGTAGTTCAGCCATGCGCGCGCCTTGTGATCTCGGGGTGCGGCTGCGTTTTCATGTAGACCGGAATGTCAGATTCAGGGACTGCCCAGGGACTGGTTTCCCCGCCGGAGCCGGTCTTATAGGCGTTGGGAAAATAGCCTTGGAGGACGAGCCTCCCTGCTGTGACCCGGTGGACGCCGATGCGCTTAGCTAGCTCGGTCACCGTGAGATCTCGACTCATGCTGCACCTCGCAATAGCTCGCGGTGCGCGCGATGCTTCGCCTTGCCTGCACGGAGCCTGCCGCGTTCGATCTTCGCCTGCGGCTTAGGGTGGCGCTCGGCGAACTTCTCCAGGCTCCCGTAATAGCCGGTCGAGCGACGCCCACCACCGACGGAAGGCAGCGCCTCTTGTGGTATTGCTGGTGGTGTTGCTGATATTCTGGACATGTTTCTTACTCCTTCATTGGGGTAGTGGCCCTCATCTGTTGCCGCAGATGGGGGCCTTTTTAGTTATGAACCGGCGCATTTATCACGCCACGTCTTTTCTTGAACTGCCTACAGATGGAACATGTTCAATAATGTTTAACTTAGTTGACATCAATGGCGCTTGGAATCGCTCGTGGGCTCGGAAGATGTCCTCCCAGGGGATGTCAAGGCGGTTCGAAATGCTCAGGGCCAGAGCCTCGGTGCAGGTTCGCATTTTTCCGGACTCTAAGAGCTGGATTGCGGCCTGTGAGCGTCTGACGAGGTGGGCCAAGTCGCGCTGGGAATAACCCTTTTGGAGCCGACCTCGCCTAATTTTTTCTGGAGCAATGACTTCCATCCATACCTCCTTCTGCGGGAATGGCGTGTACTGCCGCTTTGATGATGTGATCATTTTTACCACCCTTCTAATCATATTGACAAGAAGAGTCTGCAATAACTGTCACTAGTTGTCAAGTCGAAAAGTGGCCTATACCCACATTGGCCTGGGATGATGTTCTTGTTACTTGTCACATGCTTGGGTGCGCCGCTTCAATAAGTGGAGTTTGGTGCTGGAAGGTTCTAGACATGAGTGAAACACCGACTCTCCAAGAGCTTGTCAACCAAGCAGCGCATCGACGCCAGGCATCAGCTAGGCATCTGAGCAAAATCGCTCAAGATCATGGGTTTAAGATCGTCTACACGACCTTGAGTCAGCTCCAAGCAGGGACATACAAGTCTCAGCCTCGAGACGAGACCCTGCGAGCTATCGCTTGGCTCGCCGGTGTACATGAAGATGTTGCGTTCGCTGCTGCAGGACGCCCAACTCCTGGTCCACCATTTGCTGATGAACTGCCGCCCGGTGTTGATTACCTTCCGCCTAAGGCAAGGAGGTCGGCCATTGAGATGCTGCGGACTCTCGTTGAGATGAATAAACCAAAACAGGAGCAGGAGATACCGAGTCAGGTTCAGCGAAACGAAGCCCCTACAAGCGAAGGCCTCTCCAGTGTTAAAACCCAGAAAAAAGCGCAAGCTCAGCCACTTCAGAAGCGCCGACTCCGTGAACGTCTAACTGATAGAGACGAACCAACAGACAGAATGCTTGACAACCTGTGACACTGGCTCTTGGCATACAACTTGCAGGCTTCCTAGCCTGTGCAGGGATTTTGATTTGGCGGTGGCGGGCTTTTCTCATGGGAGTTGGAAGACCTGTTTTTCACTCCGTTTTGATGCTGGCATCAGCGATTTTGCTATCCATGAGTCCCGTTTATGCTTTTGTAGATTCGGTTCTTCTCGGAGCGGGCTGGGCAAACCTGATCCTGCGAGCCTTGATGTTCGCAATCTTTCTAAATCTCGGCTGGGCCATCGCGACAGCCTTCGATTCAATGCAGTCTGAAACATTGATTAAGGGGCGCTTGGGCTGGTGGATGCTCGGCCTATGCATGGGAGCACTCGTCGTAGCCTTCATTCTAGGAGCCCAACCCGGCAATGTAGGGCGAGTCCTTAGCCTTTCAAACATTGTCTATGTCACGTCTTGGCGGGCATATTCAGTCTATGTTTGCTTCGCACTGCTCGTGGCACTAATACCGGCAATTTTCAGACGACCCACATTGCAAAAACCCTCGCCGCTTATTCGGAGGCTCGCAGCGGGTTTTATAAGTGCTTGTTGCTTCACGCTGATTGCGTCTGCGGCGGTCGCAATCGAGCACGCGACGCTGGGAACCCCCGCTATATTTTCAGTTGCCCTAGACTTCATAGCTGTAACGGCAATGGTCTCTGGACTAGCATTGACGTGGTGGGGTTATCTAATGCGTCAGCGCGTACTCACCGCCACTATCGAATAGGTGACACCGATGAGGACACCTAAAACTGAACCAGCGACTACCTGTGCCGGTGTATGGTACCCAAGCCGGACGCGAGACCACGACACCGCGACCGGCACGACAACCGCCATCAAACCGATAGGAAAGGCTGTAATCGCCACGGCTACTCCCACGAAAGTAGCCATAGCCGCATGCGCGGAAATCTTCCAAACCTTGGTGACTATCCCGACAATCAAAACCCCCGCGAACACAGCTGCCTCAGCGGCTAGCACCCGCCATGCTGCCAAGAGAGCAGCAACGATCCCAGCGAGGACAAGAGCGAACATCATGAGCGCGATAAACGGTCCCCTGCGGTCGCGCTCTCTCACGTGCCGGTCAGTTGAGCCGCGACGATGGACGACTTCCAACGCCACCCCCGGAATTCCCGCTGCGAGGACTGCGCAGATAATTCCAGCCCAGAAAGCGCCCTCGTTCAAGCCAATAGCAATGATGAAACCTGCGGTGAGAACGATAGGTGAGAAGGCCTCGGTAAGGATTCGGGCGATTTTTTCCACGGAGCTAACTTTAGATGAGTCCTTCATTCGAGAGCTTGAGTGCGGCAACATCGCATCTGAACTCTGAGAATATTTCGTGATCATGCCGCTTAGTTGGGTTACTCTTAGCTTGTTCACAGGAGTACTGATTTGTGACGCAGAACATGTTCGAAAGGAATCCTTGGAATGACAGATCAACAACAGCAGGCAGCACCCATTACCCCAGCAGAAACAAAAGTTGGGCTAGCCGTGACCTCTCTAGTGCTCGGCATCATCGCAGTACTTTTTAGCTTCATCCCGCTCATTGGCACTCTCGCTTTCATTCTAGGATCCATCGCGCTCATCCTGGGCATCGTCGCCCTTGTACGTAAGACCTCAGCTAAAGCAATGGCAGTCGCCGGAACAGTCCTGGCAATTGTTGCTCTGATAATTGCTGGCATCGTCACCGCAATGACCGCAGCAGTCGTTATATCTGTTGACGACTCGCTTAACAAACCCAGCACAGTCAAATACGTTCTGACCTCTGACGCACCAGCGAAAGCCAGCTACTGGAAGGGCGACGGCACCTCAAACGAACCATTTACAGGGAGCCTCGAGCGAGAGATCGAAGTGAAAGGCTCCGTGATGGCTAACGTTACCGTCATGCCTGAGGACATCACTAACAGCACCGCCCAGATGACCTGCGAGCTCTTCATCAACGGAGAAAGCGTCTCCAAGAACTCCGGAACATCGTCCATCAGCTGTACTGGAAACAGCGTGGGTAAATAACCTGAGCTAAGGCGGATACCTGGATGGGGTAGGCAGACTTCGAAGTTTGCCTACCCCGCCCCATTTAACGAACAACTGCTAATAGGCTAGGTGAAGCAACATGAAATTGCGATCAATCGAGAAGCGATCCAGGTGCTTACATGGCTAGAGTAGTTGACCTTTGGCATACCAAAGACCGGAAACGTACCAGCCGCTACGGCACCGGCTCCAGGTGGCAGGCTACCTGGACTGCCGGTGGAGTGGTGCGCAAGAAGTCTTTCAAATCGAAGACCGCCGCCGAAGAGTATTTGACGTGGGTTGAGCACCATCGACGGTCTGGAACTTACATATCACCAGAGAGTGGTCGCGTACTCTTGGGTCCGCTCCTTGATGATTGGATTCAGACGCTTGTGCACCTGCGACCGTCAAGCCTCGAAAGCGTCAAGAGCCAAGTCTCAACCACACTAAAACCCGAGCTAGGTGGAGAAGTCCTGTCTGCAGTAACACAGCCACAACTCCAGTCATGGCTTAATGAATTGGCGCGTGGAGCCCGGACCAAGGAGCTATTGCGCACGTTCCTCTATCAATTTTTCGCATGGACCATCGCCGGGAAACGGATAGCTGAGAACCCTGCAGCGGGATTGAAGCTCCCTAAAACCCCTACCCGTGAAAAGGTTTACCTCACGCCGGAGCAACTCAGCCACCTCACCTCAGTCATTACGCCGGATTATCGAGACCTCACACTCTTCCTAGCTCTGACAGGGCTTCGGATCGGGGAAGCAATTGAATTACGTATACGGGATCTCGAAGCTCGGCATAAGAGGCTGACCATAAATCGCTCCGCTGTATTCCTTCCCGGGGGAGTGCAGGTAGGACCGCCCAAGAGCGGTAAGCCTAGAACTATTGCGGTAGGTGCCATCGTTGAAGAAATGCTCCAACGTCACACCGTCGGAAAGTCACGAGACGACCTCATATTCACCTCGGCACGAGGGTCACGAGTTGATCCCAGGAACTTCAAGCGTCGCCACTTCGACCAAGCCGTACTAGCTGCTGATCTCCCTGCAGGCTTCCGTGTCCATGACCTGAGGCACACAGCCGCATCTTGGGCGATACGCTCAGGCGCATCAGTCCTCGCCGTCCAGCGACTCCTGGGGCATGCCTCTCCGAGGATTACCCTGGAGGTGTATGCAGAGCTTTTCGACCAAGACTTAGACAGTGTCGCCGATCATATGGATGGGTTGGGCCGTGAAGCCGCAAACGCCACAAAACCGCCACAAGATCATGGCAAGATGCCCTGAACTGGGGTTTTATCTGCTTGTGTGTTGACGGGCAGTCATGAGGTCAGCGAGCACGCAACCGGAAGAGTCATCTGGCTGACGTCTGGCCAAGCCCGGCCGATGCCGGGAGAAACAGCCTATGCTCTGAGCAAAGCCGCCCTGGCCGGGCTGATTCCGACGACGGCCTTCGAGCTGGTCCGTCTGGGAATCCTGTTGAATGCCATCAATCCTGGCCCGGTCAACACCGGTTACCTGGATGAAGGCTCTACTGATCGCGCGGCTGAAACGCTGCACAGAGTGTTGGAAATGATGCCGCTCGGCCGTTTCGGAGCCCCGGATGGTGTGGCCCGGCTCGTGGCCTGGTTGGTCAGTGATGAAGGCCGCTGGGTGGCGGGGCAGGTGATCACCTCGGACAGTGGATTCTCGTTACAGCGGAAGGTCTGA